TATAATATCAAAATTAATGCCTATATTGATGATAAATGCATCTTTTACTTTAATTGAGTCACCAATTGATCTGTATTGGGATAGATAAGTGATTAGATTTTGTTTTAATGCATCTGAAGCTGTTCTTAGGGTTCCATCAGCGTTAAAGCTAAGGGTATACATAGCTATTGTACTTTTTTCTTCACCAGGAGTCATATTTACTGATTTTTCTTTTACAGTATATATCTTAGCTAAATTACCATATTGAGAAGGCATACTTAATGCTCTAATATTATAATCGTCTGCGGTGATGGCTCTTAATTGGTTTTGGTAGTTACCTAGTGAGTTTTGTCTAATTTCTTCTACAGTATCTCCTGATCCTCCTCCGGTTGCTGCTAGTAAATTATTGGTCTCTAAGGAAGCAAATACTGTATTTGCAATTGAAGAATCAGCTATAGTTGAATTAACAAAAGTAATAGCTGTTGTAGTAAGATTAGTTAAACTATACCCAGCAACGTTAGCAGAAACCCCACCTCCTACTAAGTATCTTACAGTTAAATTACTTGTGGGAGAAACACCATAAGTATTAGTAAATACAAAGTTTGTCGGAGCATAAGCGGTTGTTAATTTATCTTTTTCAAAAGGTAAACCTAAACCTACATTATCCGGATTAGGAATAATTTCTTCGGTGGTATCATTTGGATTACCTGATCCAAACATTACTCTTAACGATCCAGAATTTAAGAAACGAGTAGCAAATCTATTTTGTACTTGTTTAATTTTTAACAAGTTAGGTGTGTCTGCGTTTCCTGAGAAATTAGGATCATTTTGGGTAGTGTTAGTTATAGAATCATAAATTGAATCTTGAGCTAAGTGAGATACTTCGTACCATTCATTCCCTTCAGCATCAAATATATCTAAAATACCAATAATGTTAGAATCAGTGATATCTCTAAACCCAAAAGATTCAGGTGAATTAAAGGTAAAGGTAGTTGTTTTAATATTAGCAGATATTGCTTTTCTGGTCTTTTTTAATAAGTAGTAAGTAGGAGCATTAGCTACTGTTTGGTAAACTGTTACAGTTGTAGGGTCTGAAGAACTACTGTATGAAAAGTCTATTTTGTCTTGGACAAGAAAATTAACCGTGCTATCAGTAGAAGAGCCAACAGTTGTATTTTCAGGTATTAAAAGAGCATAACTATAATCAGGAATTACACCCCCAGCACCATCACTTACTGCTGGTACTTGTTGATAAAAATTTAAATCTACGGTAGCTACTGAAGTAGTTTTTGGTTTATATCCTAAAAGATAAGCTAAATCATATAAATTTTCAGTTTGACGAGCATACTGAATAAATGTTTCTTGTACCTGGTTGTCTAAGTAAAAGGACATTACGTCCCCAACGTAAGCAGCCATTTCCATAAACATCATACCAGGTGATGATGGGCTAAAGTCGTTGTATGTGTTAGGGAAATAGGTTTTACTATACTCAATAAGATTATCTCTTAATGAAGTAAAATCTCTATTTAAATATTTTATGTCTCTTTTAACAGCCATTTTATATTACAATATTAATAGTATCATCTATACCAAAGTTAACTACACTGTATGTGATTCCTATGGTTAAAGTGTTAGTATCTTCGGATTTAACTACTGTTACTCCTTTTAAACTTACAAAATTAAAAAATCTATTTATTTCATCAGTTATAACAGTTTGAATTAACTCATCTGTTACAAAATCCATATTTTCAAATAATACTTTTCTTATGCTACTACCAAAAAAAGGGTTAAATACTCTTTCTCCTTGATTAGTGGAAAAGAAATTAGTTAAATTATTTTTAACAGCATCTCGGGTTAAATAGTTAGAAACAAATACCTGAGGGTTACTAAAAGGAAGGTTTACGCCTACCGCTTTAGCTGCCTGTGTATCAATAGGGAATCTGTTATTAACTATAATAGCCATTATTTATTCATTAAGTTCATTATCTGGTCTAATCCTACTTGTCCCCCAGGTAGATCCCCACCAGGTAAGGTTCCCGCAGGATTAAATGTCCCCGCGTATGCTGTGTTAGCCATACCTCCTTGTTGCATTTCACCTAACATACCTGAGAACATATTTCTGCGTTCTTCGGCTGATAATTGTTTTGGTTTAGAAATGTTAGGTTGAGCATAAGTATCTCTTACAGATTCGTTCACAACAGTTTTAGGAGAACGAACTGCTTCCAAAAGGATATCTTTTAATTCCTCTTGAATGGCTTCTTTTACAGCTTCTTTTACTATTTTTTTGAATTCTGTAGTTTTCATCACGTTATAAATATTAAAATTAAATAGCTTTTAAATTATTTCTGCTAATTATTAGTTTAAGTTCATTAATTAATGTTTGAGGGTTTGAAGTAAATGATAAAGGAGTTTGTGCCATTACTATACCCTGTGAGTTTTTGGCTACTGCTCTTCTTTGTTTTACCGTAGGGCTAAAATCTACTTCTTCAATTTCAAGGACAAAACCTCGATATGTTGTATCATTTAATGTTTGTTGGGCAGTTGATTCAATTTGTGTTAACGCTATTATCTCAGAAGACACCTCAGTTAATGTTTGTTGAATATTTGCTTCTTGAATACATTTTTTAAGGGGAGCATCAATAGTTTCTAAAAGAGTAACAATAGTTTTAACTATTCCTGATGCTACTGCTAAATAGACAATGGCAGAATTGACACCATCCTGTAAAGGTTTTAGTTTAGATTCTCCTAAATCATCAAAAGTTATTTTATCTACTGTATCATTAATACTAGATTCAGCATTACTTAAATCTGTGATTATAGATCTAATAGGGGCTAATACAACTGCTAACCCTGCCACTTTAGCTACTTGATTAAGAACTATTTTAGCAATATTTAATCCTGTTTTTGTATTTCTTAGAGTAGCTTTTGCTATTAATACTAAATTTACAATACCAGCAATTCCCGTAAGAGCAATAGTAATTTTATCAATAAATGTTCCTAAATTATTTAAGGTATTAACTATATTATTTCTCCGTTCAATAAATGAAAGTAATACTGGTTGAGGGGGACACCCACTGGTTAGATTATTTTTGATATCCTCTAATGTTGGGGTGACTTGGCTTTGTAAAGCAACTCCTTTAGAAAGAACTAATTCTCCTAACTTTTGAGCTCCTTTTGATTTTAGATCATTAGGTAAAGCATTTTGAATAATATTTAAATCAATCCCAGCCATTACAATGTTTTACTATATGTTGATTTAGTAGTTGTTTCTAATCTTGTTTTAATACCTTGTAAAACAGGAACCAATTGTGTAGCAGCAGGAGCAACTAACGGTCCTCCTGTTGGTGTGACTGATTGAAGGGTAATTGTAAGTTTGGTTAGTTCATCTACTAATTGAGATAAAATATCAATAGTAGTGTCACCTTTTAACACGGGTTCAGTTGCTTCTTTACCTCCAAGTAAAACGGTGTTTGATTGTATCGTAGTGGTTGGAGCATCAATATTAACTCCCTCCACAGCGTTTAAATTAACCGATTTATTTGACGTTAATAAAATATGATCTTCACTACTATTAATTACAATTCTCCTAGAATTTAATATAACTTGTGATCCGGCGTATTGATTAGGGGCTTCAGGTTGGGTAGAATATGAATTATAAATTGAACTAGCAGCTTCTAAAGGAATTTGTTGTGTTGAGGTAAACCAAATAGAAGATTCTAAATTATTAATATCTTCTACCATCGGAACCCAAGGTTCACCAGTTTGTTCACCTTGTCCATTTCTTAAAATAGTAATAGGATCTCCACTATCTCCAATTTCTGACCATGTATTATCTGTATTGGGTACTGTTGAACCAAATCTTAGGCTTTGACCCCATCTTCCGTCAAATATAACATCTCCTTCATACGGTTGTAAAGGTTTAATATCTTCTTTTTCCTCAAATGTACTTCCTAAATTTATATCTTCAGTATTATCTGTTATTTTTTGAGAAGAACCAGCTTCAACTTGTTGATAATCTTTTTGTTCTGAAGGTGTTTGGGTTGATGTGGTTAGGGGGTTAGGGAGTGCATTATGGTGGTTGCTATTCCATAAATTTACCGGGGGGAAATAATAATACCCTTCATCATTTAAATTAATAAAATCGGGGTTTTGAAGGTTAGGGGTAGGAAAACTAATTACATATGTAATCTCATTAGTAAGAGGAATATGTTTTATATTAGAA